CGTTGTTTAAGGTCTAAGGTATAACCCCTTGCGACGAGAAGACCTTTAATCTCGCCGCAAAGTCTTTTGTACTCTTCAAATGATTCGGACTTACCTTCTCCGATATATTCTCTGAGTTGTTGTGCTTTTTCGTCTAGCTGTTGAACTAAAACATCAAGCGCGTCCATTATTTACCTTTGTGTATGTTTGCAACACGAGCAGCTATACGCTCTCTTAAATCATTTTGTTTGTTTTGAGCATCTGCGCCCAAACGAATGCTTTCTAAAGTTTGTTGGGACTCTAGATTTTTACGGTCTTGTTCTGCTTTAAGACCAATTCTTACTCCTTCAGATTTAGCTTGATTTTCAACACGAGCTTTTTCAACTTGAATCTGCGCCGCTTTAAGCTGGGCATCTGTTAAGTCTTTCTTGGCTTTGCGTTGCAAATCTTGCTGCTTGATTTGAAGTTCTGCTTGCTGCATTTGCACAATTGGGTCTTGTGCTTGTTGCTGCGCTTGTTGCTGTTGAGCCTGCGCTTGATTCATTTGCAACAGACGTTGTGCTGCCTGAGCCAGCATAGGAGCCAAACGAGCTTCCACTTCGGGGTCCATGTTGATATCTTCGCCGAAAGCATCTTTTTGAGGAGGCAGGTTCATGCCTAATTGCTTTTCAATTTCAACCCTATACCCAAACCCTAAGTGTTCATTAATATGCGCTTGCATAGCTGCCTGCAAAGCTTGTGCTTGCGGCGATTGACCAAGCACTTGAATAACCTTTGGGTCTTGCATTGAGCTTGTATGAACAATAATATGCGCTTCGTGATTTTGATAGGCAAAAGCTTTTACAGGTTTGCCCATTAAAATGTTTTGATTTTCTGTAACTGGGTCTTGTGGCTTTTGATCCTCAGACATAGGCACAAGTTTTTGCGCTTCTTTAATGCCTAAAACTTCCAGCATTTGACGATGCAATAATGGCATGTTGTAAAACTGAGGGCTTGTTTGCGCCAGTTGTAAAACAGCTTGATATTGCACAATCTTCTGAGCCATTGTTGAAGCATTTGGGTCAGAAACTGGAATAACATCAACGTTTTTATAATCAGATTTTTTAGCTTTACGACTGCCTTCTTCGGGTTCGTAGTCATAATCGCTAGGCGCATTATCTGCAATAATATTTTTCAGTAGCTTTAACTCTTGCTTTAATGAAAAATGAATCCTTGCCTGAACTGCGCTCATTACTTTAAGGGTGCGCTCAAGGATTGCCAATGTGGTTCCAACGGGCGCTTGGCTTGACATATCTGATGTTTGGAGATCAGCGGTGTTAGCAAAACGGCGACCATCTTCTACAATTTGACCAAGCAGCGCCATTAAAACTTGGCTTGGTTCTTTGTATGGCAATGGCATGATATTGTCTTTCATCGTGCCTGAAGCAACATCTACGTCTCTAAATTCACCCGGAGCAATAGGAGTATCGTCGCCTTTTACTCTTAATCCTCTTGTTTTAAAACCGCCGGGAAGATTAGACAAAGTACCAGCGTCAACAAGTTGCCTAATGATAGAAGTGCCTGACTTGGCAAAAGCACCAATAAGATGAATAAGCCCAAAACAATAAAAACCAAAGCCCGGTATGTATCCATAATGTACAAAATGCTGGCGTTTGATAAATTTTTTATCATTTTGTTTCCAGTTTCTGCGGATAGATAAAACTTTGCTTGTACCTTTTTCAATGGTGACAACATAAGGCAAAGCTATGCCTGTTTTTTCTCCGTCTTCTTCATGCTCAAAACCGGGCAAATCTAAATCAACATGCATTTCTAAAAGCTTGTAGCGATTGTCTACAGTTGCTTTAAATCCTAACTTTTCCGCAATTTTCTTTTCTACTTCATCTAAAGTATTTTCAGGATCGCCCAAATCAATATCTAAATAAAACCCAGCTACTTGCAGTTTTCGGAGTTCATTTTCATTTTTACGCATGACATGGGTGACACGCGCTGCCGAAGCTAAATCAGTGGCTCCGTAAGGAACAACAACATCTTCTGCTGGAACAAATAAAGCTACCTGCCTGTTTAAACTGGGGTCTTCATACACTTTTCTAAAAGCATTTCCAGAAAGACCCAAACCCCAGATAAGGCGTTCTGTTTCAGGGCGATACTCTGGCATTTGTTCGGTCAGTTGATAATTCATATCTTCCTGAACACGCAACGCAGCTTCTTTTTTATCCTGCGTTTCTTTGCCAATAATCTTAGTTTTTACAGGACCCGCAGCAGGAAACAAAGACATCACTGTTTCTGCTTGAAACTTAACCAAAGCTTCTGAAAGCAGTGGATGATAAATTCCACACGCACCTTCCCAAGGCTCAGAGCGTTCTTCAATTTTTAAACCAAGCAATTCAAGACCATCTACATAAGTTTGAATCCATTCTTTTCTTGAAGAAACATCATCATCAAAATCTGAAATTAAATCACTAGCCAGAATTGATAATTCAGAGTCGTTTAAATCTTCTGCTAGGTTTTTAGAAAAATCATCCTCTTCCGGAACAATTTCAATTTCCATGCCGCCCATATTAATACTGACTGATTCTGGGTCTTCAATTTCAATTTCAATTGCAGGCTCTTCCATTAAGGTTTCTAAACCAACAGGGGCTGCGTATAAAGATTTCTCGATAGCCATAATGCCTCTCAATAATATGCTGTTCTGCGTTTGATCACAGGTTCATCTTCTGCGTCACTTGTTAATCTAACAAATCCGCCTTTACGAAATCTAAGTAATGCTTGTGACGTTGAGTCCACAATGTCATCATGTTCGCCGTTAGGGAATGCTGCACAGTCTTCCATTACTTCTTCTGCCCATCTTGTGTTTGGACACCATACAAAACCAGACGCAAACATATCAGAGATAGCGTTTACACGGGCTATCTTATCAGAGCCTTTGCTGGGTGTATATTCTTGCAAAGGAATTCCTAGCTGTCGAAGCTCATAAATTAATGGCGCACCAGCAGCTTTCTTTTCAATAATTAAGTTATCCGGTTCCCATTCCATATACATTTCTTTAGCCTTTTGTTTAAGCTCAGGAAACTCCATCCTGTCTTTAAACGCATCTAAAAGAATAATATTAGGAATGTCAAAGCCTTCAGCGTTGGTTCTGTAAAACACACCCCAAGTCGTGCAAGCTGAATAATCTGCGCGATTGTTTTTTTCAAAGGCGGTGTCCCAAGACTGAATAATGTAATCACAAAACGGTGGTTCGTCTTGCTCCCAAATCTGCCACATCTCTCTTTTAATAATTGCGCCTTCTTCAGAGGTGGGGTTTTGTTGATATTGGGCTTCCCATTTGCTAACGGGGATTTCAGCTTTAATGGCTTCTAATTCTTTCTTAGACCAGAACTCTTCCCATAGCGGGTTTCCAGAAGGAAGAAGTGCAGGGAACTCTATGACTTCCCACTCATCACCTTCTCTTTTCATTGAGTTAGCTAAGATTTGACCGGTTAAGTCTTTCTTAGACCATCGTGTCATCACAATAATAATAGCCCCGCCCGGCTGGAGACGCTGACGAGGTCCTGACCCATACCATTCAAATACCCTGTCATAGACATCAGGGCTTCCTTGCATGGCTTCCTGCTCGCTATGCGGGTCATCAATGATTAAAACATCAGCACCTTTACCGGTCACAGCACCGCCAACACCAATAGCAAAGTAATCACCGCCTGCGTGGGTATTCCACCGTCCTGCGGCTTTTGAATCACTAGAAAGCTTCGTAGGAAAGATTTCTTGATATGCCGTTGTATTGACTAAGTTTCTAACCTTACGTCCAAACCCAACAGCGAGTTCTGCGGTATGTGCAGTCTGAATAATCTTTTTCTCTGGAAACTTTCCCAGAAACCATGCTGGAAACAAATACGAAGCAAATTCTGACTTAGTATGCCTAGGTGGCATGTTAATAATTAATCTTTTAAGCTCACCATTCGCAACACGCTCAAAAGCATCTGCCATAATTTTGTGATGCCTTCCAGATATAAACGATGTCCACATCTCTCCAACAAAAGTTAGAAAATGATCCTTGCATCTTTCTGTCTTGTCAGCCTTTAACAACTGAACTATTTGGTCTATATGTGGTGAATCTTTAGGCAATACATCTAACAGCTTGATGTACTTAGCAACTTCTTCGCGTGTTAACAAACTCATAGCTTTGCTATCCGTTTTGCAGATGCATCAACAACTCGCATTGATCGCACCATTCTAGGTTGAACACTAAGATAACCTTGCTTTTTTAGCTTATGTACATACTTATGTATATTGCTTTTACTCTTAGTGCCAATAGCGTCTGCGATGTTCTTATACGAAGGAGCATATCCCTTCATCTGTATATACAGAGTTATAAATTCAAAAACTATTTTCTGTTTTTCTGTCATAAGCCATACCAATACACAGGCGTGCGTTCGCCCATATAAGCTCCTTCAATATTATATTCAAAGAATTCTTTAGCTTCTTCGTAATTCATGTCGTTACAGAGCTTTTCAATCATTAGGTCAGCACTGTATATAACAACAGCTACATCTTGTTTAAACGTTAATCCAATGATGCAGTCATCATACCCGTCTGCAAACAAAAGATTTGGGTCTAGTTTGACAAGTTTATTTTTCAAAATATATATACCCCCGGGGTGAACAAAAGGATAACACATGGGGGGTATTTTACAGGAAGGGAGGAAAAGGAGAACAGACGATTGTGATAGGTGGTGGGATGTGTGGAATAGAGTGTAGTGGCAGGTCAGGCTGACGGGTCGAAATACGGGGGTGCGGGTACGGTGGGTCGGCAGTATGCCGAATCGTCAACCGGTGACCCCTCAGACTGGCTAAGGATAGCTTGCCTTCCCTAAGGAAGTCTTGACACGATTGGCTAAGATTGCCTTGCGTCATCCGGATATGTTTAAACGGTGCGAGTGTTTAAACAGCAATCACCGATAGCTCACCCCCACCCGTTCCTGACCTGTTCTCACAGGGGCAAGCTGCCTCAATGTTTAAACGTTTCTTCGTCCAGTAGCGCGAGGTGTTGTGACAATTGTTTCTTCAGGTCTTCGGGGGACTGCTTAATGACAGTACTTTCTACTCTATCCGTAAACATCCCAACACTCTTCCCCAACAACTCCAACGCCTTTAGCTTGCCTGACTCTGTCTTGAACTCATTAGCGTGTTCTAGCAGTCGAGCCTTGATATGAGCCTCAGTCGCTGCCTTACTGGCTAAGATGACACTCTCTTGACGCTCCAACTTCTTTTCAAGCAGCACCGCAATTTTCGGATTATTGATGAGTTTGTTCGCCTCTGTTGATACTGTCTGAGGCGTTGACTTGTCACAACTGTAAGCCTGCCTGTAAGCATCACTGTACGTTAAGCCCTTTGCCACTGCTGCGACAAATGCCTGTTGTCTTGCCGTGAGTCCTGAGTGTTTAGGTTTCTTTACTCCTGATGGTGTACCGCTCTTGGTGCGATTGGTCTCTTCCCCCTGTACTGCTGCTCGCAAACGCTCGCTAATTGCTGCGGGGTTTTCACTGCTAAGTAATTCTTTGTCCATCATCCTGCTCCGGTTATCCATAAACAACCCTTAGGATACCCCTGTTTAAATACACAGTAAAGTTATCCACAAAGTTATCCACAGACACCACTAAGAATTCATTAGATTATTTTTCGGGGTAGGTAAGGGGGTAATGAGGATGCCCCCCTTGCGCGTCTCCTAGGGGTGTTTAAACGCGTTTAAA